CGGAGATGACTACAGAAGAACGTTTGCAAGACGCTGAGACGGCACTAGGAATCATATTTGGGGAGGCAGGGTGATGACCTACACAGAAAGAGCTAGAGCATTGCGCCCCTATATCGTCAAGGCTTCAGCCAGTCTGACGGATGCGGACGCCGTGAAGGCAAAGGAGCTGTACGACCGCTGGGCGCCGGATATGGCCGTCAAAGTGGATGACCGGCTGGTCTATGCGGACAGGCTTTATCGCGTGACACAGGCCCACACGACGCAGACCGGCTGGGAGCCGGACAAAGTCCCGGCGCTGTTTACCGTCATCGACGAGACCCACGCGGGCACACAGGACGACCCCATCCCCGCCGCAAAGGGCATGGAGTACACCTATGGCCTCTATTACATCGATCCGGAGGACGGCAAGCTCTACCGCTGCGAACGGACGGGCGAGCAGCCGGGCGGCAAGGTGACGCTTCAGTTCCTGCCTCATGAGCTGGTGGGATTGTACTTTACGGAAGTGTAATAACGGAGGCGTGCGGTGGACTACGGGCATAAAATGACGGACAAAGAGCTTCAGAAGCTCGAAAAAAAAATTTCATCTGCATACCGTGCTGCACAGCGCGAGCTTGATAAAACCATCAAGGCATATTTCGAACAATTCCGTTTACGGGACGAAGCAGAGAAAAAACGTGTTGAGTCTGGAGAGGTTACGCAGCAGGAATACACACAATGGAGGCTGGCACAAATAGGGCGCGGAAAACGATTTTCGGCGCTTCGCGATAAATGTGCAGAGAGAATCACGAAAGCACATGAGATCGCCGTTGCGTATGTCAACGATGCGACACCTGGCATCTATTCGCTGAACCGGAATTATTCGGCGTATCAGATCGAGCAGACAGGCGCGGACGTGGATTTTACCTTGTGGAATGAAGCCACGGTGCGTCGGCTCCTTATCGAGAATCCAGAACTTATGCCATACTACCCACCAAAACGGGCCGTAAAGCGCGGCATTGATCTTGCGTATGGGCGCAGGCAGATCACGGCCAGCGTGACAAGTTCCATCCTGCAAGGGAAGAGCATCGGCGGGATCGCGGACGATCTCCAATCCAGAATCTATACAATGGATAGAGAATCTGCGATCAGAACGGCAAGAACAGCTGTAACTGGTGCGCAGAATGCGGGGCGTCAGGATGCGTGCGAGGCCGCACACAAAATGGGGATCGAAATAAAGAAGCAGTGGGTCGCCACGCTTGACGGAAGAACGCGCAGTTCGCATGCGCATCTCGACGGAGAGACGGTTGACTATGATGATGTTTTTTCAAATGGTTGTCGCTTCCCCGGTGACCCGCGTGGAAAGCCTGCAGAGGTTTATAATTGCCGTTGCCGTATGATCCAGCTCGTGAACGGCGTAGAGTTCCGCGCAAAACGTCGCATCCGGGACGAAAATGGTCAAAATGTCGTCGTGGATAATATCACATACAAGGAATGGGAGCGGATGAAGAAAAATGGAAGCGGACAGTCTGCAAATCGAAATCGATGATCACAGCGAAGAAGTTCGACAGGAAATTTCAGAAGCTCTGCTCCGCGCACTTGAAACGTGCGGGATTCAGTGCGAATCATATGCCGCGATGCTCTGCCCGGTTGATACTGGTGCGCTCCGCAACAGCATAACGCATCAGGTGTACCCATCTGAAAAGGCTGTTCACGTCGGAACACCGCTTGAATATGGCGCTTACGTTGAACTTGGAACGGGCATCTATTATGATGGAGGCAGGCAAACACCGTGGGTGTATCAGGATGCAAAAGGAAATTGGCATTATACGCGCGGCAATAAAGCACAACCGTTTCTGAAGCCTGCACTGAATGACCACGCGGATGAGTATAGGGAAATCATTAAAAACGCGCTTGAAAATGCGTAATATCAGAAAAAAGTTTCCGCATACCCACTATTGTGGGCGTTGCGGACTTTTTTTGCCTTAAAATTATAGGAGCAACTGGTAAACGCCGCGAAGCACTGCGGTTTTATACAACAGTCGTGCCGAGGAACCGGCACCGAAGAAAAGGAGACTGAACAATGGCACTTACCCGACGACTTCTTAAAGGCATGGGACTGACGGAGGAACAGATGGACACCATCATTGAAGCGCACTCCGATACAGTCGATGGGCTGAAAGGCGAACTGTCGAAGTACAAGGCGGACGCCGAAAAGCTCCCCGGCGTGCAAAAGGAGCTGGAAGACCTGAAAGCCAAAGGTGACGATGGTTGGAAGGATAAGCACGACAAAGTCAAAAGGGAATTTGACGAGTACAAGGCAGAGCAGACGAAAAAGGAAACTAGAAGCGCGAAGGAATCCGCGTATCGTGAACTTTTGAAGGCTGCCGGTATCAGCGACAAACGTCTCGACGCGGTTATGCGCGTTACTGACCTGGACACGGTCGAACTGGAAGACGGAAAAATTAAAGGCGCTGATACGCTGAAATCGTCCATCGAGAAAGAATGGGCCGATTTTATTGTAAAAACTGATCAAAAAGGCGCGGACACAAAGACCCCGCCCAATAACGTTGGAGGCGAGACGATGACCAGAGCGGAAATCGCGGCGCTGCCGGACAGAGAGGCCCGCAGAGAGGCACGTCTCAAGCTCCTGCAAAACGAACAGTAAAGGAGACTGTATATGGCTGAAACTAACCTTATCAAGAAAAATGATCTTGCGCGTGAGCGCGAAATGGAGTTTGTCGATCAGTTCGGCTATTCCATCAAGAAGCTCGTCGAGGCGCTCGGCGTGACCAGAAAGATTCCAAAGCAGGCTGGTACCGTGCTCAAAGCCTACAAGGCCAGCGGTACTTTGCAGAGCGGCGATGTCGGTGAGGGCGAGACCATCCCGCTGTCTCATTACAAAGTCGAGCCTGTGAACTATGCTGAGATCACCCTCAAAAAGTGGCGCAAGGCCACGTCCGCCGAGGCGATCACCGATCGCGGTTACGATCAGGCGGTCGAAATGACTACTACCGAAATGCTCCGCGATGTGCAGCGCAGCATCCGTAAGAGCTTTTTCGATTTCCTCGCGACCGGCTCCGGCGCTGTGTCCGGTAAGGACTTCCAGAGCGTGCTTGCGCAGGCGTGGGGCAACCTTCAGGTGCTCTTTGAGGACGACGAGATCGGCGCGGTCTACTTCCTCAATCCGCTGGATGTCGCAGACTATCTGGCGAGCGCGAACATCACGCTTCAGACCGCGTTCGGCATGACCTACGTCGAGAACTTCCTCGGCCTCGGCACGGTGATTCTCAATTCCAGCGTCCCGAAGGGCAAGATTTACGCCACCGCGAAGGACAACATCGTCCTCTACTACATCCCGGTCAATGGTGCCGACCTCAACGAAGCGTTTGCGTTTACTTCCGACGCGACCGGCTATATCGGTATTCATGAGCAGCCGGACTACACCAACATGACCGCATCTGACACGGTCGTCAATGGTATGGTGCTGTTTGCAGAGCGCCTTGATGGTGTTGTTGTCGGCTCGATCGACAACGGTACACTTGGTGCGCTGACCGTGACGTCCGCAGCTGGCACCGCTACCGGCGACACGAAGCTGACTGTTTCCCCGGCGAAGGCCGCAAAGGGCAACAAGTACAAGTATAAGTCGGCGGAAACCACGGCTCCCATCGTTGTATACGGAGAGAACGTGCAGAGCTGGAATGACTGGGATGGAAAGTCTGATCTCACCATCACGAGCGGCCACAAGGTCACTGTTGTTGAGTGCGATGGCAACTTCCACGCGCTGAAATCCGGCAACGCAACCGTTACCGTAAAGTAATTTAGGAGGGGCGCAATGCTGACAGAATTATGCGGACATTTGAGGAATTGGTTTGACCGTGAACGGTATGCCGGAACCTTCACCGTAGAAAATGGCAGTATTGCGCTTCCTTTTCTTCGGGAAGGACAGTATTTTAGGATTCTTGGCTCGACGTTCAACGACGGTGTGCATCAATACCCAGCCTATGGGTTAACGGACGAGGCGTTTGACGGCGCTGTGTGGGCACTTGCAATACCGCCGTCCGTCTTGGCCCTTGATGCAGAAATCGAGGCGTGGCAAGCCAAGAACGGCGACACAGCGGCGTCACCGTATAGCTCGGAATCGTTCGGCGGGTATTCTTACTCACGGGCGACGGATGAGAAAACTGGCGGCGCAGTGACGTGGCAGAGTGCGTTCCGCGGCAGATTGAATCAGTGGAGGAAATTATGAGCCTTTTGAATGACTTCGCCCGCCCTTGCGTGCTCATGGAGAAACACAGGGAGCCGGACGGTGCTGGCGGATATGTTACCACATGGACGGAGGGCGCTGCGTTTTCGAACTATCAAGCGCTAGACACGTCCATGCAGGCCCGTCGTGCAGAGAAAGAGGGCGTTACAAGCGTCTACTCGGCGCTCGTTGACAAGGCTGTGCCGATTGAGTACGGCGACTATTTCCGGGACACAGAAACCGGTACGACGTACAGAGTAACGTCAAACCCGGAAGAAAAGCAAGCGCCACGCTCCGCAAGTTTCACTCTAAAATATTTTACGGCGGAAAGGAAAGAGTTACCGGCATGACGAAAGATAAAGCATTACACGCATGGTTCGGCCAGTTTCTCCCCGCCTATCCGGCGCCCTCCGTGCCGGGGGACGCCGTTTTTCCGTGGTTGACCTATGATCTTATTCTCGGAGCATGGGACAGCGGAGAATCAACAATCACGGTAAACCTCTGGTATTACACCGAGAGCGAAGCTACCCCAAATGCAAAGGCACAGGAGATTGCGGACGCTATTGGAATGGGAGGCGTTTTTGTTTCTTGCGACGAGGGCGCGATTTGGCTGAAACGCGGCACTCCGTGGTGTCAGGCGATTAAAGACGATTCTGAACCAAACGTCAAACGGCGGTATCTCAATATCACCGCCGAATTTATCACACCCAACTGAAAGGACTGATTTTATATGGCAAAGTTTACGAAGATCCCCGCCGATACGTTCAAAGAGCTTCAGATCAATGCGGGCATCATTCTGAAAGATTTCACCCCGGCTTCTGGCACGTTCAAAGCCGCTGACCAGCTCGGCGCGACAACCGGAGGTGTCACGTTCACCGCTATGCCGACGTTTTCCGATTATGGTGATGACGTTGACAACTGCCCCAAGAATATGAAGGAACTGAAGCGTCAGGAATCCATTGAGGCGAAGGCCAGCGGCACGTTTGTCACCATGTCCGCCGCCGTTGCGAAGTCTCTGATTGCTACGGCGGACATTGACGCACAGGATTCTACGAAGATCGTTCCGCGTCTTGATTTGGCCGATTCTGATTTCGATGATCTTTGGATCGTCGGTGACTATTCTGAAAAAAACGGCGAGCAGAAGGGCGGCTTCATCGCAATCCACATGATGAACGCACTCTCTACCGGCGGATTCCAGATGAAAACCAGCGACAAGAAAAAGGGCCAGTTTGCGTTTGAGTACACGGCACACTTCGCAATGGCGGAGCAGACCAGAGTTCCGTATGAAATCTACATCAAAGCTGGCGAGGCGGACGCATAAGGAGGAAACATGAAACTTTCTGAACTGAGTACGGATCGCGCGGCGGATGTGCTGTGCGAGATTTCCGTTTTCCTGCTCAATATCACGAGCGACGAGGATGTCATCACATCCCTGAAACTCAACACAAAGGAAGCGAAAACCGTTGCAGAGAAATATGCAATGGCGGCAAATCGCATCAGCCAGTGGGTGCCGATGCTTCTGAAAAACCATAGAGAAGACGTGTTCGGCATCCTTGCAGTTTTGAACGAAAAAAATGTCGATGACATCCGGGAGCAGAAGATCGTGGAGACGCTGCGGCAAATCCGGGAGATCGCGCAGGACAAGGAACTCATTGATTTTTTCTCATCGTGCGTATCGGAGGGGAAAGAGTAACACTCTCCCTTCTGGATGCGCCGAAAATTTCAGCGCCCGCACTCATTCGGCTCCTGCCCGTTTTGATTCGGCAGCGGAGGGAAAAGTGGTTGTTTGATGATTATATGTCGCGCTGTGCCAGAGTTTTAACAGAGAACACTGCAAAACTTGTGGGCGGACGGTATATGCAGTCGGATCTTGATGAAATATTGCGGCCGAAGAAAGAAGACACGCGCTCTTGCGAGGAAATTACAGCTGATATTGTGCGGCGGTGTGGATTGGTGGTGGAAGAATGAATTTACTGGATATTGTGGTGAAGATCACAGCCGATTCATCCGGCGTGGATGATGGAATGGATTCCGCGAAGAAGAAAACAACATCATGGAAGAACAACGTCGAGAAAGCGTCAAAAATGACTGCGAAAAGTTTTGCGGTAGCGCAAACAGCAATCACGAAGGTTGTTGATGCAATCGGGAAAGTGATTGAGAGCACTAGCGAGTACATCGTGGCGCAGGGCAAACTAAATACTGCGTTTGAAACCGCCGGATATAGTGCTGAGACGGCACAGGAGGCTTACACTGGCCTTTACAAAATCCTAGGTGACACGGATACCGCCACAGAAACAGCGCAGCTCATGGCGAAACTGGCACGCAACCAAGAAGATTTCGCAACGTGGACGAATATCGCCGCTGGTGTAAACGGCACGTTCGGTGATTCGCTGCCCATCAACGGACTTATTGAGGCCGCAAACGAGACGGCAAAGGTTGGACAGGTAACGGGCGTTCTGGCGGATGCGTTGAACTGGGCCGGTATTTCCGAGGATGACTTCAATGAATCACTTGCGAATTGCTCCGGCGAGGCGGAGCGGAACAGCTTGATCATGAATACCCTGTCCGGTACATATTCCGATGCGGCGGATTCTTTCTACAAAAATAACGAGCAGGTAATCAAATCACGCGAAAATCAGGTGAAGCTGCAGGAATCGACCGCGAAACTCGGCGAGAAGTTCCAAGAACTGAAAAACAATTTCCTCGATAAACTGACCCCAACATTCATCACGGTTATGGATGCAGGCATGCAGTTTATCGATAAAGTCTCAAAGGCCCTTGACGATTCTGGCCTCATTGAGGCAATCGGATCGATCCTCGAAATTGCAGTTGGATTGCTCGACCCGCTCGCAGATCTGATCGTGACTTTTCTCCCGGCATTGAAGGTTGCTCTTGATCCTGTCGCAAAAGTGCTCGCGTTAATTGCTGATGCTGCGAACGTCGTAGCCGGTATTTTCACATGGGATTTCAACCGGATCGGAACGGCACTCGGTATGAATGTTTCGAAGGGCCAGTTATCTACCTATCAGAAGGTTGTCTATGGAGATACGCTCAAGAGCACGTCTTATAGTGAATCCGCAGGCGGATGGACTGGAACGGGTGGTTATATTGAGGCTGGAACCGGGAAGTATGTGCCTTACTCGGCGAGCAATTCCACGACGAATAATTACAACATCAACATTGATTCGTCAAACGTGCAGCAATTTAACGATGTTGTAAACATCGCGCAAAATCAGCGCAGAACCAGCAGAATGGGAGGCGGCTAATATGGGTTATAAACAGGAGCGCCGCAGAGTGGTTCGGATGGGAGGTGCGACAGGATGAGCACACAAACCTTGCAAATGGATGTGTTTGCATTCTGCAACGAAAACGACACGACCAAAAATGACCATACAAGCTCAAGTGTGCTTCTCTCTGGGGGAAACAGGCTTTTTTGTAAATTTTCTACGAATGGGAATTATTCGTGGAAGTATAACAGAATTTCTTATATCTCTGCGGAACTGTATATAGCTTCTATAACGGAAATTCCGTCATATACTGGGTATTGCACATTTCAGGGCGGAGTTATGGATAAAGGCTATGATGTCAATACCGTAACTTTTTTCAATATGCCAAGTCGCGGGACGGGAACAGCTACTTCCCCCCATTTTACTGTGGCTGGCAATGTGTCACTGGCATTGGTGAAAAACCCAACGTACATCTACCATCGAATTGTATTTATAAATGGCGTGGAATTCCGCTCTGGATTTGGGAAATTTTCTGTCTACACACCATCTGGCGCATATAAGCCGAAACTGACCCTGACAATTGATGATTCTGATATTGTGAAAATGTATGCAAATACATGGGCGTCAAATTTCGGCGGGAAAACCATATCTAAAACAGCCGGGGCCGACATCGAATTATCTGTTCCGACGACACAATCTGGACTTTGCTATGCAGAAGTTTACCAGACAGGTATTTCCGTCATTTGGCGTGATGTAGGATCTACTTCTGAGCAGGAAATACAAATGGCCAACGGCGCTGCCCAGCAACTTGTAATCCCAGCTGGTACATTTTCAGGAAAATCGCAAGTTCAGATTCGTCCTAAAATCACCAGCAATAATGGCCAAACCAGCACTGCGGACGCATGGCTGACCATCACCCTGCAAGATGAAAAATCAACGGCCGTTCCAATTAGCCCTGTCAATGACATTGTCGATAAAAATGCGGATGCTGTTTTCCACTGGGCTCACGTTATCACAACCGGTACGCCGCAAACGAAAGCCGAATTGCAGATTTCGGACAATGGAACGGTCTGGACGGCGCTGGCTACGGTGACTGGCGCGGATACATATTACACCGCAGCAGCAGGCAGTATCGAAACGGGTACGCATTTCTGGCGAGTGCGCACTTACAACGGCGACGGTGTCGCAAGTGATTGGAGTTCTGCCGCAGAGTTTATTTGTGTCGGATCACCGGATGCTCCTGTGATCTTGGTCCAATCGGCCACGCCTAGACCGTCCGTTTCATGGCAGACAACGGAGCAGCAAGCCTACCAAGTCGAGATTGACGGCGTCTATGCCTCCGGCACGCGCTTCGGAACCGGGAAGACGTGGAAGGCACCGTTTTATCTGGCCGATGGCAGCTACACGGTGCGCGTCCGTGTGCAAAACGAATACGGCTTCTGGTCGCCGTGGGGCACGGCGGCGCTCCCGGTCACAAACGTACCGGGCGGCGCGATCACGCTGACGGCAAGTACCGAAAACGCAGTAACGCTTGCATGGGTGGATTCTGGCAACTACGATTTTTACATTGTATACCGGGACGGGACACCGATTGCAAAGGCGGAAGATCCCGGATATGTGGATAACATGGCGATTGGCGCCTGCACATATCAGGTGCGCGGCTGCTATTCCGACAACGATTATTACGGCGTTTCTGCCGAAGTCTCTGTCTCGGTCACGCCGGAATACAACGTCTTGTATGATATGGACGCCGGAGAATGGCTGACCATGAAGTACAGCGGCCTGACCAATCAGCCGGTTACTAGAAGTATTAGCCGCTCGATTGCAGAGGTAAGACTTTCCGGGTACACATATCCCGTTGCGGAGCGCAGTAAAGCGAAAACTGCGACCTATGACGGGAATGTCGTATTCTTAAACAGAGACAGTGCCGAGAAGTTCGAGGGCATGATCGGACATCTGGTTTGTTTGAAACTGCATCCGTCGGGAGGCTGCATCGGGTATCTGAATGAGGTTTCGGGAGAGGTCAACCAATACAAGAGTGTGTATTCGTTCATGGTGACACAAATCGAGTACGAGGAGGAGATTGACATTGATTCGTGACATTTTCTTCTCTGTAAATGTTTTGCGGAATGGGGCGCATTATGCGTCCCTCCGCTGGAAACGCGATTCTGCTCCAAATGTATATACGGATAAAAACGCAAAAATTAAATCGAGTTTTGCGGGGACATTTCTTTACGATCCAAATATCAACTATCTATCTGATGAGCTGCAACCCACAATTTCCATCAATGGCGTGGAAAACTCATTGGGAATTTTCCGCATCACGACGTACAAGGAAACGACCGAGGAAGACGGGCGCTGGGTGGCGATTGAAGCATACGATCGGAGCTGGAAATTGTCCACGATCAAAACGGAAAGCATCAAGCATTTTTCCGCTGGCTCGTCGTACATAACTATCGTCCGGCAAATGCTGACGGAGGCTGGGATTTCTCTTGTGATTGCGACACCATCTGAAGCGACGCTACAAACCGACCGGGAAGACTGGCAAATTGGAACCGACTATCTTACAATCTGTAACGCTCTGCTTGATGAGATCAATTATGATCCCCTTTGGTTTGATGCAAACGGTGTGGCGCGTCTGACGCCGCATGAGACGCCGAGCGCGTCGAATATTGATCACCAGTACAGCACGACAGATATTCGTTTTCGCGCTCCTGTCGGTCTGTCAGCGAGCCAAGAGAACGACTTTTTTGATGCACCGAATGTGTTTGTTGCAATTTGCTCAAACCCGGATTTAGACGCGCCTATGGTCGCCAGAGCAGAGAATGATAATCCATCGAGTCCTATTTCCACGTTCAAGCGTGGCCAGAAGATCACAAAGGTTGTAAAGGTTGATAATATCGCCAGTCAATCTGCGTTGCAGGCGTATGTCGAAAACATCCGCAATCAATCCATGCTCGGCACGAAGACGATCACGTTTCAGTCGTTGGCGGAGCCGGGTCACGGTATCGGGGATGTTATTGCAATCGATCATCCGACCTTCGGCGGAATCTATGAAGAAACCGGATGGTACATCGAGCTGAAAGAAGGCAGCATGATGAAGCATACGGCAAAGAGGGCGGTGATTGCATGATTGGCGTGACGAGTTTTTTTGATACAGACGAAACGGCGCAGAAGCCACAACCTGAATTTATGCTTGCGACCGTTGGCGCAAAGTATACCGATGGACTGTCGCTGATCTTTGACGGGCAGACAGAGGCAACCGCAAAGCACTATAAATGCAACACTTCCGTTACATTCAGTGCGGGAGATCGAGTTAAAATCTGCCGTGTATCCGGAACTTACATTGTTGAGTACGTTGTTGGAAAACCGAAATAAGGAGAAAGAATATGGATGATGGAATTCAGGCAAAGATCGTGGAGATCGACCAGCGATCCAAGAGCAACACGCACCGCATTGACGATTTGGAGGCAGACAACAAAGCCCTGCATCAGCTGGCGACCTCGGTAGAGGTGCTGGCGACGAAGCAGGAGACGATCGAGGCCAATATCAGCGAGATCAAGGACGACGTGAAGAGCCTCAAGGCCATTCCGGGCGGGAAATGGGAAGCGCTAGTCAAGGCGACTGTGACAGCCATTGTGGGGGCGCTGGTCGGCTTTGCGCTGGCTCATGCGGGGATTGTATGAGGCGCATCCGGAAAAGCCGCCTGACGAAGGGGAAGATGGCACGGCAGCTGGTGTATTTCTGCATCTGGGTGCTGTTTGGCGTCCTGCTCTGGGCGGCGATGGTCAAAACCGCAGCACTGGTGATGGACAGGGACATAGACCTTTCCGACATCCTGACCTTCGCCGTAGCGGCGTTTGGCGGGGAGCTGCTGATGCTCCTTGCGAAGAGAGTATTTGCAAAAAAATCGGACGACGAAGGGAGTACATAACATGGACAAAATTATGAAACGGCTGTCGAATCTGCTGAGCGTGAAGTCGCTGGTGACGCTGCTGCTGACGGTGGTGTTCACGGTGCTGGCGCTGCGGGGTGATATCACAGGGAAAGACTTCTTGACGATCTTCCTGATGGTCATCACGTTCTATTTCGGCACGCAGTCGCAGAAGGCACAGGACGCGATGGACGCGAAGGGTGACGGCGATGGCACTGAAAATTAACGATACCATCCGGGCAACGAGAGTGGGCGGGCGGCGTCCGCTCTCGGCTATCCAGGCAATCGTGTTTCACTACACGGCGAACACCGGCCTGCACGCAACAGCGCTTGGCAATGCCCGATACTTTGCCAACGGCAGCGAGGGACGCGCTGCTTCGGCACATTTCGTGGTAGACGAGGGCGATACCGTTTACCAGTGTGTGCCGCTGGATGCGGTTGCGTGGGCCGTGGGCGACGGCAGGAGCGGCAAATTCGGCAAGGTGTACAACAACTACAACACGGTATCTATCGAGATGGTGAGCCACACAGACGCTTCCGGCAAGTATTACATCCCGGAGGCAACGATGCGCAACGCTGCGCGGCTCTATCAGATGTTGCTGAAGCAGCTGCCGAACGTGCAGGCCGCAATCCGGCACTATGACATTTCGATGAAGCTGTGTCCGCTTCCGCTGATTGACGAAACGAAGTGGGAAGCATTCAAGAAGCTCTTGGAGGAGGTGGATGAGGTGATCACGAAATCGAAGATGATCATAGACGGCAAGGAGATCGAGGTCGAACGCATTTTGAAGGACGGCACGAATTATATTAAAATTCGCGATATTGCAAAGGCGCTGGATCTCGAAGTGTCGAACAAGGGAAACATTCCCATTTTGAGCAAGAAGGGGTGATCCTATGTCTCCACAAGCGCGGTATAATCTACCGCCTGAATTATCCGGCCTGATGCGTGGAGAAATGGAGAACGTTATTTCCCAAGCAAACCTCGGGCAGGAAAATGAGCGAATTGCAAAGCTCTATTACGTCGATAAGCGCCCGCAGATTGATGTTGCATCGGAGTTGTATCTCGGGCGAGCCACCGTGCAGCGGCGGCTCCCCGGAATTCTCGACCGAATGCGAAAGACATCTAGCCGACTATATAGTTAAACTCGAAACGGGCGAAAATGATGCACAAGCGCGGCACATAAACCCGAAAAATAACCCATACTGGACACGTTGAGAGGTGTCCGGTATGGGTTTTTCTTTTTACAATCCAAATCCCGCGCGGCGTCAGGTTGGGGATTGCCCTGTTCGGGCGATCTGCAAGGCGACCGGGAAATCGTGGGATGAGGTATATGTTGCGCTTGCGCTTCATGGGTTTGAGGTTGGCGATATGCCCTCCGCAAACGCTGTTTGGGGAGCGTACCTGAACCAGCTTGGCTATGTCCGGCATGGCGTACCAAGCTCCAACCCGGACACATACACAGTTGCGGAGTTCGCGCGTGACCATCCAATCGGTACATACATTCTTGCGCTTGCAACCCATGTGGTCTGCGTCAGGGATGGAGATTGGTTTGACACATGGAACTCTGGGAGCCAAACACCGCTTTATTTTTGGGAAAGGAACGAATCTGAATGTATGGACAGTACCAACCGCCGATGAGCTACCAACCATTTTATCAGCCGCCGATGCAAGACCAGCTCATGCAGCTTCGCCAACAGTATCAACCGCAGCAGCCGCCCCAGCCTATGGCGCAAATGCCGCAGCCTGCCCAGAGCATGATTTGGGTACAGGGTGACGCGGGCGCAAAGAGCTACCTCGTCGCGGCGGGGAACACGGTTCCTCTGTGGGATAGCGAGAACCCGTGCATTTATATCAAGAGCGTGGACGCATCCGGCGTTCCGTCCATGCGGGTTCTGGATTACACGGAGCGCACGGGCGCGAGGACGCCCGCACAGCCGATCATCCCGGCCAGCGGGGAATTTGTCACCCGAAGGGAGTTTGAAGCGATGGAAGCGCGTGTGAACGCGCTGGCGGCGGCTGGCGCGGAGAACAAGAAGGAGGAACACCACAATGCCGAATCCACTGTTTAACGCGCTTGGCGGCGGCAGAGCGCCGCAAATGCCCGGCCAGATGGGGCAGTTTCAGAGAATGATGCAGCAATTCCAGCAATTCAAGGCGAACTTTAATGGCGACCCGAAAGCCGAGGTTGAAAAAATGATGCAATCCGGCAAGCTCACGCAGCAGCAGTTAAACCAGCTTCAGGCCGTTGCGCGGCAGTTTCAGGGTCTTTTGCAATAATCAATCCGTGGCCACGGTTGATAATATATTTTCTTCAAGGAGTACGACAAAATGAGCCTTACCGATGGTACGACTATGACTATGCCGGTAGCACCTACTGGCATGGGCGGCAACGGCTGGGGCGGCTTCGGCGGCGATGGCGGATGGTGGTTTATCATCCTGTTCCTCGCGATCTTCTGCGGCTGGGGCGGCAATGGCTGGGGCAACAACAATGGCGGCGGTGCGACGGATGGATACATCCTTGCATCCGATTTCGCCAATATTGAGCGCAAGCTTGACGGCGTCAACAACGGCCTGTGCGACGGCTTCTATGGGATGAACACCAGCGTCCTGAACGGATTTGCGGGCGTCACGCAGGCGGTCAACAGCGGATTCCAGACGGCGGAGCTATCCCGCGCGAACCAGCAAGCCGCGCTGATGCAGCAGCTTTTCCAGATGCAGATGCAGTCTCAGAACTGCTGCTGCGAGAACCGGGAAGCAATCGCACAGGTGCGGTACGACATGGCTTCGCAGGCGTGCGACACGCGCAACACCGTCCAGAACGCCACGCGGGACATCATCGACAACCAGAACAGCAACAGCCGAGCCATTCTTGACTTCCTGACGCAGAGCAAGATGCGCGATCTCGAAAACGAGAATCAGGGGTTGCGGCTGGCGGCGTCTCAGTCTGCGCAGAGTGAAGCACTCAAGGCATACATGAGCGGCCAGTTCGCCTATTACAACCCGCGTCCGGTTCCGTCGTTTGCGGTTCCCGCACCGTATCAGTTCGCCGGGTGTAATGGTTCGCAGTATGTCTGCGGTGCCTGCGCCTAACAAATCCACAAATTGAGCTTTTTCGTGACCTCACGAAAATGATCGGCTCCGTGTCGATACTCACAGAAGCGGCGGGGCAATCGCTCCGCCGCATTTTATATCTATCAAAGAGAGGGTTGATTTTATGGCCGAATATACCAATTCCAACATCGTGACCGTAGCGGCAGGCCAGAATGTGCCGTTGACGGAAACGCCCGCCGCGAGAGGTGGGTGTATCGTGCATCGCGCCGGAGCGGGCATCGTAACGCTTCGCGGCCTTACGAACCAGTGCAAGGCGCGGTTCCGCGTGGCCTTTGGCGCGAACATTGCCATTCCGACCGGAGGCACCGTGGAAGCGATCTCCGCAGCGCTGGCGATCAACGGTGAACCGCTCACCAGCGCGACAGCGATTGTCACGCCTGCGGCGGTGGAGAACTATTTCAACATCTTCGTCTCGGCATTTGTAGAAGTGCCGCGCGGCTGCTGCCTTACGGTTGCCGCAGAAAATACCAGCACGCAGGCGATCAATTTTGCAAACAGCAACATGATCGTTGAGCGCGTGGCGTGAAAGGAGCATGAACATGAGTAAGAGAGCAATGGAGGACTTGCGGGCGACGCTCTGTGACGAGCTGGAGGAAATCGCAAGGAAGCCGGAGCTTGGCGCTGGCGATCTTGAGATCGTCCACAAGCTGACCGACACGATCAAAAACATCGACAAAATTGAAATGCTCGACGAATCCGGTTATAGCCGGGACGCCGATTGGGATGCAAACATCCGAGGGACGTATAATCGCGGAAGCTCCTACCGTGGACGCCGCCGGGATTCTCTGGGGCGTTATAGTCGTGCCGACGCCCGCGAGCGGATGCGTGAGCAGCTCGAGGACATGATGCGCGACGCGGACAGCGACGCAACCCGCGACGCTATCCGTCACTGCATGGAGCAGATCGACCGGGCATAAGGGGGGCGCTCCCATGCTGGATGCGCTTGAAATCCGCAAGGAAATTGCGCGACTGGAATATGAAGAATCCAGTTATCCAAACTATGCCAAACTCGCAAATCTTTACACCATTCAAGACCGCATGGGGCACAAGGCGGAGCCGCCGGTTGAACGCCGATACTCCGCCGCGCCGCCCGCATCCGAAACGATCAACGAGTATGGGGATAGCGATTTTTTGCGAAGTATTGCAGGAAAAGACCCGGCGCAAATCTGGCCGATCATTGATGAGCTTATGGAAACCCTGTCGCTTGTCAACCACCGTGCATACGATTCAGTGCTTCGGAGGGTGCGGAACGTCTGAAATGTGTTACTTACAAAGTAACTTATAGACTGCAATTTTTTAGTTTTTGGCTGTCCGTAGATGTATTTTTCATATTTCGACATTTAGCGCCATCCCGAACAAATAAATAGAGAAAGTACCCGAAAACAGCGAAAAGACGCTATTTTCGGGTACTTTGGCGCGGAAGGAGAGATTCGAACTCTCGCTCGCTTTTTAGACGACTACTCCCTTAGCAGGGTATTTGGAACCTTTGAAAATACTACACATTTTCGATTTTGTTACTTACGGAGTTACTTTCGGGTCTGGCGCTGATTGAACATCAGAAGATGGAATTTGGTTGACCGCATCGACCATGCCTCGCATATTTGGATGAACATACTTCTGCGTCGTGGTGATTTTGCTGTGCCGCATGACCTCCTTGATAGTGAATGGATCAATATTTTTCGAGGCCAGTGCGGTTGCGGTGGTGTGTCTGCACGAATACGGAGTGAGCCGCCGGACACCCGCAAGCTCGAGACATTCATAGTACCGCGCATAGAAAGTGTCCTTGTTGATGCAGCAAACCTTCCCAACGCGCGAGTTGCTTTCCTCGCATAGTTCCTTCAGGACGGGCGCGAGGAAGTCCGGGAATACCATAGGCGTATCTTTTCGCTTTTGCGTTTTAATACCGCCGCCGACGATCTCATTTTTCTCGAAGTCAATCATATCCTTTTTGAGACTTTGAAGCTCTCCTGGCATCATGCCTGTGTAGATCATCGTGAGGATGAACCCAATAAAATGATCCTGCGGATATGTTTTCCATAGCTTCAGAACTTCATCGTCCGTGAACGGCTCCGGTGTTTTCTCCTCGAGCATTGGCAGTTTGATATATTTTGAGAGGTTCACAGTGGTTTGTTTTTCTGCGATTGCAAGGTTGTAGCAGTGTGACAGCACCGTTTTCATATCACGTCGTGTATAGTATGTGCTCGCGTTGCGGTCTACGACGTCCTGCAGCTGCCGAATAGTTAGCGCGTCGATCTCACAGTCGGCAATCTCTTTTAACCGTTCAAATGCTGCGTCTGCGGCGATCTGGCGGTTGGATGACAGCGATTGATAATCCCCACGCAGATAGGTTTTGTAATATTCCCGCACCGTTGGAGAGCATTTTTCTTTCTCCGGTGGATTTGCGGCGTATTGTAGGGCGGCACGCTTGGATGCGAAGCCGCCCTTCGTTTTTACTTTCTGGTGCATCTTTTCGTTTTCATCAAGGTAGCAGGCGACTGTCCAGCGGGCCGTCCATGTTTTTCCCCGCTGATAGGCGTACCCCTGCCCATTTCCACGCGATTTCCCACGGTGCCCCTGCACCTGTTTCTTTCCGCACCACGGGCAATAGGACGCGCCCTCTGGTATCTCCTTTTTGCATTTCATACAATCTATGACTACCACCCCCGAAACCATCCGACCGTCGGGATAAGCAAATCAACGGCCAGTACGATGACAATGAATACAATCAGCGACAGACAGATTATGAACACCCGCCGTATCCACCGATCTTTCTGTTCGATTGCAATTTTCAAATCCGCGATGCGTTCCAAGTAAACGTGTTCCAGCGACGTCACATCATTTGGTGAAATGTCGTACTGGATGGTTTCCTCCTCAATCCCCAATCCGTCACAAATGGCGATGATCGTTGACATTGACGCATTTCTCCCTCTGGTCGCCAGCACCCTCGACACGGTAGCTTCGGAAATATCTGCAAGCCGCGCAACATCTCGATTTGTTAGATTTCTGTCATCAATCGTGCGCATACATCTGTCAATTAGCTTCTCAAAATCCATTCTTACACTTCTCTTTCAATCATTTTCATTCGTTTTCTCAAAAGTTTGCAGAGATATTTGTCGGATTTCGCAGCTTGCAGATATTTAGGTTGTATTTCTCGTTGTGTGGTGGTACGGTCGAATCACGGCAAACGCCGAATCACAAAGGAGGATTCCCCATGCAGAGCATCAATATCAGGTTTGAGGAAGGAAAAGTAAACATCGTCGTTGATGGCGGCCAGTTTCGGAATGTGGAGGCATTTTCCCTTGAATACATAAAGGGAGGAAAACTCTGGTTTAGCTGCCTCTCTGAAACCGGAGATGGCCACAAAGAACGGACGATGTTTAGCTGATTTCAGTATGACAGCCTTTCGACAAAAGTGCAATCAAAATGATTCGACTGTTTCTGCACAGTCTATTCTCCTGAACCATCATTTTTGAGTGCACAGATTGCGCGATAAACGCGAATGGCGCCTGCGGCAACAGCAGCAATATAAGCGACATAGAGAATCCGAAGGTTTGTCGCACCGACGATCCATTGCACAACGACACCGGCAATGACAATAAGTAAAGCAAGCGAGATCACACCGTTACGGATGATTTTGTGCTTTTCTTCCGCACTGAGAGTGCTTTCACTTTTCTCCCGGATTTCCCACGAATGGCCGCAGTTTTGGCAAAGGCAGATTTTCTTTGTGCGCGTGACCGCCCGCTCGCTGCCGGTACGCTTGCGCCAGAACAGGTTCGACAGGCCAAGTGTGCAGACCGCGACGATCCCACGCGCGAGGTTGTTCATGTGCCCGTCAAATCCGACACCATACTTTTCTGTTTCACTGCCGATCTGGTGCATGGTGATTGTTACATTTTCGCTGCCGCATTGAGGACAAATCATTTTGTTCCCTCCTAAAATAATGTCTGTATGTCCAATATATAACAAATTCCGAGAAAATGCAACTGCGAAGAGTACAATAATATACTTCCAAATATTTTAGAGTACAAATACATCTTGAAATTATAGAACGAATGTTTTATAATTCTGGTATTGCCTCATACGAATCAGCCGATACGAAGGAAGAAGGAGCAAAGGAATGAATGATAGAGCATGGCTGGAACAGGAGATCGCGCGGCTGATGCAGCGCGCAACGGATGAGGAGCTTGACCTCCTCTGGCGGTTTTTGAAAACGATGGTCAACAAATAGCATACATAGCAAATGGGCACAGGGGTCATTTCCCCTGTGCCCATTTTTCGGCGATTTCGGCAAGTATCTCCCATTCTTTAACGCCGAGCTGGCTAACGATTGATATAAAACGTTTCCTTGCTGCGTCATCCGGGTCGTTCATAACTTTCCCGAGGAACTCTGCGATTTCCTGATTTTGCGTCAACTCCTTCATCATTTCACCCTCTCCGGTGCGAAGCCATGTTTCGTTGACATTAAACTCTTTGCAAATAAGCCGTAAAAATGGCTCATTCGGTTCTGTTTTTGCACCTTCAAGGTTCGTGATTACACCCCGCGTTGTTCCAAGCCGTTCTGCAAAATCAGTCTGAGATAATCCGTTTTTTTTTCGGATGGCTTTTATGCGTTCATTGATGGTCATTTAGGACACCTCCTAAAACTATTATACACAATATAAATGTATTGTCAATACAAAAATATTTATTCAAAAGCGCAAAAATGTATTGACAAAACAAAAATAAGGGTCTATAATGTAGTCACAATACATCAAGCGACATAAAAATGTCGTATGGAAGCGAGGTGAATCAAATGCCCGAGGAATCCAAGCAGGCTCTAAAAAACGTCGGCGTTGACGTTGACAAGCTCGACGCCGAGCAGATTCAGAGATTGAGCGACATTGCATACGGGATGCTTCTTGTAAAAGAAGCGCAGCCGAAGAAGGAGGAATAATCATGGAACGTATGACGCTGGAAGAACTAAAGCAATCGGACGCGCCGATCATTACGCCGGAGATGGCTTCGTGGTTTTTGGGGTGTAATCCCCACGAGCTGCGGCTTCGGGCGCGGCAGAACCCCGCCGGACTTGGATTCCCGGTGTGCTGCATCGGGAGCCGCGTAAAAATACCGAGAAAGCCGTTTCTGGCGTTTCTCGGGGAAAAGGAGGAAGGAATATGATCTCGAAGAGAGAATGGTACGCCGCGCTGCGGCGGATGTTGAAGCGCGTGGCCCTGATTCTGGGAGGCGTGTTCATGATGGCGGCGTTCTTTTACTGGCTTGTGTGGGGCTTTCGCCTCGACGCTGCTGTGATGGCGACAATGTCTGTCGCGCTGGTGAGGTACGGGATGGCATGATTGGCTGGATCTGTTATCTCGTCTCCCGGCTCAGGGCGGCGTGGAAAGCGCTGGAGGACGCCGCAGAGAGGCAGAGAAACTATTGGGACGGTGACGACCCATGAGATACCCGTGTTCAACGTGCCCGAGAAAGGAAACTTGCCACTTGGGGCTTAGATGCGTGGATTGGCGGCGGTGGTTCAGCGTTGAATGGGATGATAACATCCGCAAGGCCGCGCATGAGATAGAAAAAGCCGCCCATGTCGCTACACATGGACGGCGGGTGACAGACAATTTCGTTCCGTATCGAAAATATGTCTATGGCCATATTTTAACGGCAAATTGGAGGGATGTCAAGTGACGCAGTGTGAAAAGGTGCTCCGGCATCTCCGGACGTTTGGTTCGATCACGCCAATGGAGGCGATGCAGGAATACGGCATCATGCGGCTTGGGGCCCGGTGCTGGGATCTGAGGAACAGCGGTATCCCGGTCGTGAGTGAGATCGTGGCCGGAAAGAACCGGTTCGGCGAGACGACGCACTATGCGAAATACAGATTGGAGGGCGTCAATGTTTCCGAGAGAACTTGAGTTTGACCGGCAGCAGCAAAGCCCGGTCGGCTATGACATCTTCGGCGATGAGGTCTACAAGGGCGACACCGTGTACTGCGGCGACGAGGGCATGATGTGCGACCCCGGCGATGACAATTACGATTCGGGAAACGCGGCAATGACGCTGCTGGTGCAGCAGCTGGGGACGCGGTACATTTTGGAGCAGTTGGGATATGAAAAAAGGGTTATCGAATGAGGTAATGTTATGCCGACGGTAAACGGATGCACAAAGTATGAGCTTGCGATTGCCAAAATCGCGTTTTGGGACGGCTCAATTCGCTGTGAGGCGTGTCCGTGCATGGAAGTATATCAGAGAAAACAGTGTCGCTTGACCGGTGAGTATTTAAGCGATACGCGGACGCATGGACATATCTGCCCACTTATTCCTGTTGACGATTATTCGGATTGGGCAGATGAAAAGGAACTATCGAGAAAGGCGGTTGAAAATGCGTAAGGGACAGTACATTGACCTAGCTGGTCAACGGTTTGGCTGCCTTGTGGCTGTCGAAATCGACCATCGGTTGGGCAGTAGAGCGATATGGAAGTGCAAATGCGACTGTGGTAACACAACATTTGTTTCTGTCAGCAATCTACGGAATGGTCATACGCAGTCGTGTGGATGTCTCCAAATTTCCCGCGCGAGTGATGCGATGCGGACGCATGGTCACAAAGGAAAACGGTCGGTTAACAGGTTATATCCTGTTTGGAGGGCGATGAAGCAGCGGTGCTTGCTTCCGTCGTCCAAATCCTACAAGTATTACGGAGGAAGAGGCATAACCGTCTGCGATGAATGGCTGGAATACGACAATTTTATGCGATGGGCATATTCACATGGATATGATCCGAATGTCAAACGCGGCAAATGCACGATAGACAGAATCGACGTAAACGGAAATTATGAGCCGAGCAACTGCCGATTCGTTGATATGGCAGTTCAGAACAACAACAAGAGAAATTCACGAATTGGAGGATTTGAATGAAACAGTTTCGGACACTGAGGCCGGATGAGATCGAGTGCCGCGTTGCCCAGTGCAATGAGAAAGGCGCGTCCATCCTGCTTTATAAAACCGCCCGGACGGACGCTGACATTCTGGATGAGACGGTCGGCGCGCAGAACTGGGAGAACGACTTTAAGCTGGTGGATGGCGTTCTGTACGGCGGGATCGGCATTGACTACGTCGGCAACGGAAAGCTGATCTGGAAATGGGACGCTGGGACGGAGAGCAACACGGAGGCCGAGAAGGGCCGCGCGTCGGATGCGTTCAAGCGCGCTGGATTCAAGCACGGCATTGGCCGGGAGCTTTATTCCGCGCCGTTTATCTGGATCGACGCTGCGAAATGCGAACGGCTGAAGAAGAACGACAAAACCGGTCGCTGGCAGTGCTACGACCAGTTCGACGTGACGGAGATCAGCTATGACGACGCCGAGCGGATCAAGACCTTGACGCTGGCGCTCAAGGGCAAGCCGGTCTACACCTTCGGACACGGCGCAGCTCCGCAGGAGCCGAAGCAGACGGCGAAACCCTTCAAATGCTCTGTCTGCGGAAACGATGTTGTGCCGGTCTCCTTTGACGGGAAGAACTACTCCGCCAGAGCGATTGCGGAGCAGACCACAAAGAAGATGCGGCAGTGTATGTGCTGGGACTGCTACATGAAGGCGGTACAGGCATGACGGAACTGACGTTTTCCGCGGCGGACTGGACGATGGACGCTGCCGGGACGTGGCTGCGGATCAAAGCTGACGTGCCGCATAAAGCGCAGATGTTTTTGGAACACATGATTCCGGGCAAGAAGTATGTCGCAGAGATCAAGGAGTTCCGGAAGAAGCGAAGCTTGGATTCCAACAACTATTTCTGGCAGCTCTGCGACCAGATCGCGGGAAAGCTCGGACGCACGAAGGAAGACCTCTACGTCGAGTACATCAAGGAGGCCGGCGTGTTCAAGGACTTCCATCTCTCCCGCGACGAGGCCGCGACATTCCGGACGGCATGGTCAATGCTCGGGACAGGCTGGCCGACTGAGGAAGTGGATTACCAGCAGGACGGAGACAACTTGGTGATCCGCGCCTATTACGGTTCGTCCCGCTACAACGCAAAGCAGATGGGACGGATCATCGACCGGGCCGTCGAGGATGCGAAGGACTTGGGCATTGAAACGCTGACGCCGGACGAGCTGGCGCGGATGAATCTGGAATGGGGTGAGAGAGCTGCACAAACAGACAAAGGCAACTAGTATCCCCGCCTCTGTAAAGGAGGCCGTTATGGAGCGTGACGGCGGCTACTGCATCGTTTGCGGTAGACCGGGAAGCCCTTGGTGCCACTACATACCGCGCTCACACGGCGGGCTTGGAATCGCCGAGAACATCATAACGCTGTGTGATACCTGCCATTTTCTATACGATCAGTCGTACCTACGGCGGCCGTTTAAGAGCACGATAGAGCATTATCTAAAAAGCAAGTATCCCGATTGGGATGAAACAAAATTGATTTACAGGAAAGGAACTTGAAATGTTAAACACAATTACGATTATGGGACGGCTCACGCACGACCCGGAACTCAGACGGACAAGCAGCGGTGTTGCGGTTGCCTCCTTCACGCTGGCCTGTGAGCGCGACTTCGCGGCGCAGGGCGAGACGAGAGAGACTGACTTCATCGATATTGTCGCTTGGAGATACACAGCGGAGTTCGTCGAGAAGTACTTCTCAAAAGGCCAGATGGCCATTGTGTCCGGACGGTTGCAGATCCGCAACTGGCAGGATAAAGAGGGCAATAAACGCCGCTCGGCGGAGATCCTCGCCGATCACGTCTACTTTGGCGAGGCCAAGAGAGACAAGACGACGCAGGGTGAACCGCAATACGACCCGCAAGGCGGTTTCAGTGAGATCGAGGACACCGATACCACCTTGCCGTGGTGATGAGGTATGGCAAAGAACAAAGACCCTGCTGTCCTGTTCTACACCTCAGATTTCCTCTCCGGCTGTGCCCTGATGGATATGCGGGAGCGTGGTCAGTATATCACGCTC